AGCTTTTTGGCCGATTGTTTGAGCGACTTCTGCACTTCGCGGATGCAGACGCTGCGATGGCCTTGGAAGCGCAGATGTTCTTCCACCATTAGGCCGGCGAAGAAGCGGCTCTTGCCTGACCCCCGGCCTCCCCACGCGCCTTTGTATCGGGATGGATCTAACAGCGGCATGAAAGCCGCTGCTGTGGGGATTTGCAGGCGGTTCTTAGGCATCCTTTGCCTGGACGATGACGCGCTCCACCACTTGCGGCGTCATGCTGCCGTCGCTGGATGTGTGGTCGCTCTCGACTTTATCGCGCCAGTCTTCTTTGAAGCGGTTTTTCATGTTGAAAATGTAGCTGGTCGGGTTGAATCCGGGAGTTGCGCCGAAGGTTGCCAAGCGGCCCTGACGCTCCCACCATGCCTGCGATTTTTGCAATCCCCTTTTTACGGCGTCGGAAAAATCTGGATGAGCCTTCATCCATTCGTTGATGGTTTCGCGGCTCACGTCGCAGGCTTCTGCCATTCCGACCAGCGTTTCGCCTTCTTCGCCGACATTGACGACCACATCGCAGAACTCTGGCTTGTATTTGGTTGGGCGTCCTGCTGGCATGATTTTCCACTTTCATCTCGGGCAATGCGGCCCGGTCGATTTGGCGCACTGTATCAGGTTTGCGCGTTTTTGCAATGTCATGGCTTCATCGGTTTTTTTGGCGGTGCGGGCATTGGCATCCAGTGGGTTGGGTTTATGATGGTGTACGGCCACCATGCGCCGCCTTCGAAGTCCTCCCAGAATCCCGCGTCGATGATGTACCTAGATTGCGCCTCGGACCACGATGCCAGGATGACTGTTCCGACAATCGGCGCTGTTTCGATTGGCTGCCATTCGCTCACGCTGTAATCCTTTCTTGATGACCGCAATGATGGCACTCCACCGCCGCGCTATTGGGGCTGATGATCCTGACCACAAGGCAAGGCTCATCTGATTTGACGCGCCACGCGCTGCATATCGGGCATGTCTGGCGGTGGTATGTCGCGCCGGGTGGTGGATATATGCCGTGGTATCCCAGTTCGGGCAGGATCGGCCAAAACGCGGGCGCTAGGGCGTCGTTGCGCCCTTGGGTGGCCGGATGTAGCGGCGCGGGGCTGTAAGGCCATTCCTGCGCGCTCTGGCGGGCGCTGTGGGTCATGGCCGCGCCAAGGCCGCGAGGATGCGGGCGGTGTAGTCGGCTTGCGCTACGGCTTGGGCGGCTTTAATGCTGTCAGCATCTTCCCACTGCCCCATGTAGCGCCCCTGCCACCTGACCTTGCCATCCGTCCCGACCCTGATCTGGTAAACGTCGTTGCAACCAATCGCCTCCAAAATAACGTCTTTGCAACCAATCGCCTCCAAAATGCGGGGCGACATTTGATCCCACTCCAGCGCCAGCACCTTGGGCGGCAGATCGGCGCGGACGTAGGGCGCTGCGGCAACCAAGTTGTCAAACGGCGACCATGCCTGCTGGTCGATGCAGTTTGATGCCCAAATCCGTTCCGGCATGTCCGTCATTTCCCCGTCTCCCCTTGGTTGGTTGCAATCTCGCCCCCACAGGCTGCATAGCCCGCTGCGTCGATCCAGTTTTCAGCGTGGCCGGGGTTGCCCTTGATGCGCGCCACCTTGAACAGCGTCATCATCGCGGCCACGTCCACCGCGCCGATCTGCGCGCCCGTGTATGCCGTCCAAAGCGCCCCGATCAGGCTAAAGTTGCTTTCCGCGTCGCCGTGGGTCGCGGCCCGGTCCTTGGTGACGTATTCGCTGGCCGTTGCCAGTATGTCGGCGGGGTTCATATCAACTGCTCCTGTGTGGGCTTGGGGGCGGCTTTCGATTTCTGCGAGCTTGGCGCGCGCATCAAACCACATTGCTTGCCCCCTTTACGATTGTCCATGCTTCGGTCCGCGCTGCCTTCGTCGCCCCGCTCATGCCTGCACCCCCGCCATCTGCAAAACCTCGCGGTATGGCACCCGGTAGGACGTGGCGACCTTGCCGAGGCGCTCCACGCTGCCCCCGGCCCGCTGGATCGCAGCCGACAGGCCGGGTTGGTAGACGGGCGCGGCGGCGGGTTTCGCGGCGGGTTTCACGGCCCGCACCTTGGGCACCGACTTGGTGTAGGCGTGGGGTCGCCACATCGGCGCACGCGGTTCCAGGCCCAGCAGCGCGGCGCGGGGATAGATCGCACTGCGGCCCAGCCCGACAGCCGCCCCGATGGCAACGGACGTTGCGCCAGCTTCCCACATCTGCACAAACAGGCTATCGTCAATCGGCTTGATTGCGGTCATGGCTGCACCATCGCATAGCGGCCCTTAACGGTGCTGTATGTCACCATGCCGTCGCGTAGCAGGGCGTCCAGCGTGTTATTCAGCCATGTCGGGCGGCTCAGGGCTTGGCGCATCCGTGCGGCGGTGTTGGTGCCGTCGCCTATCATCGCCAGCAACAGCGCCCGCCGATCAACGATACGGGCGCGGGCTTCGTCCTTGTTGGCCATCTGCGGCATTCGGCCCGGATATTCCTGCCCGGTGCCAAGGCGGGCGCTGCGCAGATCGCAATGGGCGCGGGGCGACAGGTTGCGCCATTCAGGTTTGCAGCAATTGGTTGGGATGATGGTCAGGGCGATCATACCCTCACCTCACGATTGCCAAAGCTGATATTCATGCCGGGGGGCGGTGCGGGCAGGCTCACGGGCATGAACACCCCATCCCGGCCACTCACCGAGCGTGACGCCTCAAGCAAAGGCATCTCCAGCGTGACAATGCCGGGGCGTCTGAACGGCAACGGCGCTGGGCGGTAGGCGAACTCGGGATGCGCGGCGCGATAGGCGCGGACCACTGTGACCGTCTTGCCCAACTGGCGGGCGGCTTCGGCGTCGGGCATGTGGATCACGGCGTCGTAGCGGTATGGCGTCGAATCTTGGTTTGTTTTCATTTTTTTCATGCGACCCTCCATACGTGCAGCACCCCGTCGATGGTGCGGGTGGTGAACTTGAAGCCGTGTTTCTTCTGGAACACGTTTGCATAGACCCTTGCCGCAGGAAACCTGTCTTGATCATGGACAAGGAAACAATCCCCAACAATCATTTTTGTAAATGGCCACGCGGGGTTTTCTTTTGGCATCGGCAAACCTTTAACTATTTCCATTTCAAGCCATCCTGTATGTTGATCTTATTCCTAAATTACAGAAAATCGGTCAGTCGTCAACCCCAAAAATTGCTACACGGTCTTATGCGGCGGTGTGTAAAATTTTGGTTGGCTAAGTGATTGGAAAGGCTAGAGAATCTCAAAGGTATGCAAGATACACATTATACTATACTACTACTACTCTCTCTCCCAGAGACCCCTATAGGGTCCTCTAGTGGGTCTTTTTGAGTGTATCTAGGGCGTTTATGTTTAAGATGCGTGTGACTCCGTTTTTGCTTTCAGATTCAACACGTTGCATTGTAAACCTAATGCAAAATACGTGAATATCACGTGTATCATTTGACCCAAACCGCCACCTTTTTGCCGCGATAGGCCCGCGTGCCGGCTTGTTCGCGGATCATCCCGGCCCGTTGCATCTTGGCCAGGATCGGGGCCAAAGCGTCGGCCTTCATCCGCACCCGGTTTGCCAAAACACCCAAAGTTGCCCCTTTGTCAGGGTCAATGAAGTTCATAATCCGCGCCGCTATGGCTTCCTCGGGGCGATCCTTGCCGTTGTCATTGGCGAAAACCAAGGCAATCTTGGCATCCACCTCAGCCCGCACATAGGCGAAGGACCACCGAACATGCTCGGCGCTACGGACACCATCAGGGATGGCCAAGATAAAGCTGACCTTGGCAACCATCTCATAAGCGCGCCGGATCATGGCAACCGATGCCTCTCCCGTGTGCTCGCCCATCTCATCGGCATAGGCCAGCAACCAGTCTGCAACCTGATCCAGCATCAGGTCGGCTTCCGGCGTTGTGGTGACTGCCTCACGCTCGCCGGCGAACTCGATGCGAGCGCCAAAACCGCTATCAAACGATCCTCCTGTGTAAAGCTGTGACAAGCGGCTTGCCATGAAATCAGGGATAAACGCTTTGCGAAAGTTCTTTCGGGCTGCCGGGTTGATGTCAGGCTCAGACACGATCAAAGCGCGCCCCACAAAGCCCTGTGTCGCCGTCTCCCCGTCCATCACCCCATCAAAGGTGCTGGGCGTTGTGAAGCCCATGACGCTTAGAAAAGGCCGCTCCAACCCTTCATCAATCATCCGCAACATGCGCTCAGCATGTCCCGTGTCCCGCCCGTCATCCTGGGCTTTGGATAGCGCCTGCACATAAATCTTGCGCAGTTCGCGCTTGGTGTCACCCTGCAACAAAAGGCGGCTGTTGGCTTTGGAGTAGGCGGACATGATCGCGCCGAAAACACCCTCCAAATACGCAGCCCCGCCACGGCGCTGGGCGTTGCGAACCTTGCTCAAGAAGATGCCTATTTCATCGACGATGTAGTAAGCCGCCTGATGCTCAATTAAATTGCGCATGATTTCTTGCTCAGACTTAATGCCGCCTTGCAGGGCATAGTGGACGCCTGCGGCATGGTGCAACTGCGCCATGGCCTGCTGCACGGCTTCCTTGCCCGTGGCGCTGGCCGCAACGCAAAAGGCCAGCATATTCGCCGTGACCCCATCGCGGGTATCCTCATGCCGCAACCCGGCTATGTTGCCAACCGCAACAATCGCGCTGGCAACTGCCAAACGGCGGCGCGCATAACGGCACTGACCGTCAATCCAAGCGGCAACCTGGCCGACAAATCCGGGCGGCGAAAGCATATCCAAGCCGGAAAGCGGAAAAGGCGGGGCAATCTTGCCGTCATCCTTGGGCGGTTCAGGATCTTGCGGCGGCAGAAAGTCACTTTCAAAGTCAGAAAAATCAGTCGTCATTGTTTTGCTGTCCATTCCAAAAACGCTTCCCTGTCACCTTGCGGCATGGCTTTCCACATCGCAGCCATAATCCGCTTTCGGCTTTTCATATGCAGCGGCGTCTCAGGCAGATGTCGAACTATTGCGGCCAAGTAGCCCTCCAGTTCCAGAGGCAATGCGTTTTGTGCCCACCACGTCGCATCCTCCGCAATATCAAGCATGACAGGCAACGGGTTGCCCATGCGCGCATCTTGCAAAACGGCGTCCATCATGGCGCATGTGGCCCATTCATGCGCCGCAATGCTTTCACCTACTGCCACCATAGCGGCGTCCAGCTTTGGCATGATCATGGCGCAACGCCTTGGGATGGACGCAGATATGCAGCTAAAGCGTCCAGGGTCTTTTGGTGGGGGTTCTTCACCCGGCCTTTCTTTAGGGCCACAAGCGAGTTGTGATGAATGCCCGTTCGTTCCGATACGATAACAAGGTTTCGGTCCCTCAAAGCCTCGATGATTTCCTCAAGCGTCATTTCTGTTGATCCTTCCACAACGTCCTGTTGACATTGCAACAGTTTTGCCGATAAGGTCAAGGGGCAGGTTAGAGCGTGGGCACCTGCCCCACAGTGGCCAGTGGCCAGAAAGAGGAAAAAATGAGCCTGATGGAGACAATCTCCACCCCGCAGGATCGGCCAGTATTGGTAACGATCTGCGGCGATAGCGGCATGGGCAAAACGAGCCTTGCCGCTGCATTTCCAAACCCCATCTTTATCCGTGCCGAGGATGGCTTGCAGTCCATCGCTATGGACATTCGCCCGGATGCATTTCCGGTTGTGGGGAACGCGCAGCAGCTTTGGGACCAGCTTACCGCGCTGATCCATGAGCCGCATGAATATGCAACATTGGTCATCGACAGCGTGACGGCCTTGGAACGCATGTTCATCGCGGATGTGCTGGCCCAAGACCCCAAAGCCAAGTCGATCAACCAAGCCCTTGGCGGCTATGGTGCGGGGGTGTCCGCGGTGGCGGCAATGCATCAGCGTGTGCGCAAGGCGGCAGGGGTCTTGAATGACAAGCGCGCGATGCACGTTGTCTTTGTGGCCCATGCCGATGTTGAAACTATGCGTTT